TTAAAAGCATTGTTGGAAGATATAAGGGAGGAATCATGAACAGCGAAATAATAAGAATATGTGAAATAGCATTAAGTACAATATCTGAATTGAAATGCGAGAGCCATTTAAAATTTATGCGAGAAGTTGAAGAAAATGTGAAAAGTGCAGTTAGCTCAAATTTAGCTTCTCGTGACCTTGAATTCAGAAATAGCATTTTAGAACAACAAGAAATAATAATTAGAACTATGATGAAATTAGCTTATGAAAAAGAAATAGTTTTAAGAGATATGGAGGAAACATGAACACATTTAAAAATATGCGTACTGGACGGCTTCACGCCCTTTGTGTTGGCTCTTTCGTAGTCGCATTAATGCTAGGACTATTCTATCCAGTATGGCTTGGAGTATCGTACGTGTCGCTTGTAGGTGCTATCGTCATACCGGACGAGAATCATATGTGGGTCGATACTGTATCGAAATTGGCAGATGATGAAATAAAAGAATTAGTAAAAAATAAATTAAAGGAGTTTTTAAAATGAGATTAATAGGAAAAACAAGTCAAAACAGAAGAGATTTTTGGGGGAATTATGCGTGCGAAAGTTGTGGTCATATTGAGAAAAAAGTTAGTGGATACGATGATACATTTTTTCATACTGTAGCGACACCAAAGATTAAATGTAAAAAATGTGGTAAATCGACTAATGATTTAGGGTTAAAACCACAAGAGGTAAGAACGAAATACAAATCATACGAAACAGTGTGAGGAGGAATCATGAAAACAGAAGCAGAAATTAGGGAGCAACTAAGGAAGTTAAAAGAATTAGCAAATTTAGAGCTTGATGCACGTGGCGCTACTCAATATTATGTTCAGATAACCATTAAGTCACAGTTGCTAGAATGGGTATTAGGTGAGTTATGAAAATTAAAGACATAGCAGATAAGATAGTAAGGAACAATACAGACGAGAGTACTGATATTAAAAACATGACGTTATCAAAGCAAGACCTAGAAGATAAGCTAAACGCAATAGATGTAAAATATTTAGAGGTATTAGGAACTGAAAACAAAGTGTTTGAGATGAATGGTTGGATTCATGGTTATATAAAAGATGGGGAAATATTATTTGATATACCTAGCTGGAATACTCTTATTTTCTCATTAAACGCTTTTAAAGAAACTTGTTATTGAGGAAGAACGAAATGGATAAATGTATAAAATGCACAGACAGATGCATAGAACCAAACTGTCACACGAATTGTGAGTATGACCAAGAAAAGAAAGCTAAGAAGGCATCTGAAAACCATTTAAGAAGACTAGCAAACCTACACACATTTCACAGTTCAGGTGCTAAACCAAAACATAACCCTATAGATTGGAAAGAATATTGAGGAGAGATTATGAGAGAAATGTTATTCCGGGGGAAAGTCAAATATAATGGCAACCATAAATTCGCAGGAGATTGGGTGATAGGAAACCCTATAAAAATACGTAAAGAAAAATGGTCAGAAAAATTAAAGACAATGATGACAGATTATTGGGGAACGGCAATACAAACAACTGTGGAAGAAAACGGCAAATATTATAAATATGTTTCTTACGAGGTTATTCCTGAAACAGTAGGGCAATTCACAGGCACTGAAGGTATTAATAAAGTTAAGATATTCGAGGGGCAAAAAGTACTAATGCACTACTTCGGGTTTAACGGCAGCGAAACTGATAACGAGGTGATTGGAGTAGTAATATTCGATGTACATGAGTGGTGTGTTGTTAATAGAGAAGGCAAAATATATCCATTCGGACTTATGGAAGAACCTTCAGAAGAAATAGAAGTTATACACGAGGAGAAAAACAATGAAAAGGAATGATCCAAATTATGAACCAAGACTAAGTGTACCACCTAGAAAATGCACTTACGAGTTATGCGGTGAAGAAATAGATGAAAACTATGAATTTTCTCAATCAGATGATGGGGATTTTTGTAAGGAAGAATGTTTTATAGCAGATTGCAAAGCTAATCTAGGATATAAAGAAGTCGCAATTGACGATTATTAGGAGGAATTATGGATTATAAACTTGAAGAGTGCATTACTAATTTAGATGAAAAAGATTGGAAATGTCCTTGCTGTGGCAACAATCTACTATTAAATAAGAAAAAAATAGAAGTGTTTTGTAGCAATATTGATTGTGAAGCCAATAAAAAACTGTCTAAGGAGGAAATATGAAAAACTACGATAGATTAAACATATTCAGAACAAGCAAGAAAATAAGCTTTAACAAAGGCTGCTGTATGGTAGTAGGATATACAGCAATAGTAGCAACGCTCATATGTATTTTAATTTACATGTGGACGCACTAGGAGGAAAGATGGAAGGATATTTAAAAGAAACATATATAAAAGCTATTATGTGTAACGTTAGTTTGTTTAAAACAGAAGCAAAGACACTAAAAGACTTAAAAGCTATGACATTAGAAGAAGTAGCTACAATATATAATGAATATATGGAGAGTTAGAATTGCATAGTACAACTAACTATGATATAATATAATAAAATATTGAAAGGGGAAATAAATTGAACGAAGAACTATTAACTAAAAAAGAAATAGCAAAATTCTTTAAAATGACAGTCGTGGGAATAGATGCAATGACTGAGGAAGGTATGCCGATAGAAATAAGGATTGGGAAAAATGGAAAATTCCCAAGGTACAAAGTAAGTGCTTGCGTACAATGGCACAAAGACAGATATAAGAAAGGATAAGTAAATGACAGAATTAATAATAGTAGAACAATTACCAATTATAAAAGAACAGTTGAAAATTCTAGGAGAAAAGATTGATAAGCAAGTATCAGAAGCGAATTCATTAGCTTGCACCGAAAAATCAAAAAAATCAGTTAAAAGCACTAGGGCAGAATTGAATAAAACGCTCAAAGAATTAGAAGCCAAAAAGATATCAGTAAAAAAAGAGGTTATGGCTCCTTATGATGAATTTGAGAAAATCTACAAGGAGAATGTAACCAATAAGTTAGTGCCTGCTATTGGGGATCTAAAAATTAAGATTGATGAAATTGAAGATATTCAAAAAAAAGAAAAGATTCAACGGGCAACTGATTACTTCAAAGAGAATAATAAACATGACTTTTTGAGGTGGAACGATGTTATTAAATTTACAATTGGACTTTCAACATCTGCTAAACAATGGACAGATGCTATAGGCTGGTCTAACACAGAAGTTCAAAAGAATCTTGATGCTATTTCATCAATGGCACACTCAATAGAAGTATTAGCAGAGTATAAAGTTTGTTTAGACTTCTCGCAAAGCGTAAGCACAGTGAATGACAGAGTTGCAAGAATTGAAGCTGAAAGACAAAGAGCAATCAAAAAAGAAGAAGCTAGAGAAGAAGATAGGCTTGCAAGAATTGAAGCTGAAAAAGTTGAAGAGATTGAAGAACCATTTGAACTGGAACAAAACGGAGTGGTTAATCTCCAAGATGTAAATGAAGCTACACCGGAAGTACAAGAACAGTTTGAAAAATGGGTTGATGATAAGGTAACTATCTGCATAGAAGTTACATTGAAGAAAGTACAAGTACAAGAATTATTTGCTACTCTTGATTTTGCAGAGTACGAATACAAAAGGATTTAGGAGGAATTATGAGCGAACTACAAGAAAGATTGCTAAAGGTACAAATGCAGTTGAAAGCACCAAAAGACTTGAGAAATGACTTTGCTAAGTTCAACTATAGAAGTTGCGAAGCTATACTAACAGCTGTGAAACCATTACTAAATGAGCAAGGTCTAACATTAAAGTTATATGATGAAATGGTAATGTTGGGAGATAGATTCTATATTAAGGCACATGCTCAATTAACTTATAAAGATGAAGTTGAAATAGCAACAGCATATGCAAGAGAAGAGTTAAGCTTAAAAGGTCAAATAGCTAGTCAAATAACTGGAGGAACATCTTCTTATGCTAGAAAGTATGCTTTAAACGGGTTATTCCTAATTGATGATACAAAAGATATAGACTCGCTGTATAACACAAAAACCGACGGAGATAAGAAAAGCACCACAAAAACTGGTAATGGTGAAGAAATTGATCCGAACGAAATAAGTCAAACGCAAATAAAACTTATCAAGAAATTAAGTCTGACTAATAATCTCAAGGCTGCATTAACTTATTATAAAGTTAAAGAAGTGAGCGAATTAACAAAAATCCAAGCTACTAAAATTATAACTAGGTGGAACAACCCAAATGACTAAGTATAAAGCCAAATGGAGTGGCTATCATTGGGGAACATGTGCTGAAAGTGGTGAGTATTGCTATTTAACATGGCACCACGTTTTATTTGGACAAGGTAGAAGAAAGCTATCAGACGAATACGATTTAGTTGTCGAGTTGAAAGATTGTTGGCACAGATTAGCACACACAGATAAGAAGATGCGAAACAAGTGGTCACTATGGGGACAAAGGAAGTTTGAGGAGAATCACAGCCGCGAAGAATACATGAGAGTATTTGGAAAGAATTGCGAGGAGGAATTATGATTAATACAAAAGGATTAGACAAAGCAGAGATATTAAAGACATTACACAATGGGTCAAAAGCACAAGGACTTAGCTTCTTAGCATTAGAAGACCACGAGATGACTATAGATGAAGCTAATGGTATATTAGCCTTTGACACTAGGATAATTCTTTATTTCGACTATTTATTAGGTAAAGTTATGAAAGTTGATTTAACTAATGATGATGGGTTTGAAGAACGTTTATATGACAGAGATAATGGGGAAGGTGCTGCAAAATACAGAATCGACTTAATAAGATGAAACTAATAACTAAAGACATTAAAATCTCTAAGGTAACTAACATGCTTCTTGTACCTTTCAAAGACCGCCCAAACATTCAGAAGCAATTAGAAAAGCTAAAAGGCAAACAGGTTCAAGTGGAAATTAAGGTGCTTAGAAAGAAGCGTAGCCTTGATAGCAATTCTTATTTATGGGTCTTGGCAGACAAGATTGCTAAAGTAATAGGCTCAACAAAAGACTTAGTATATCAAAGGACATTGCTAAGAGTTGGTGTATTTGAGCCAATAGCAGTACAAGAGAAAGCAGTTAAGCGGTTCAAGGAATGTTGGTCGGGAAAGGGACTAGGGTTCTTCTGCATAGAGCAAAGTTCAAAGTTAGACGATTGTGTAAGGTTACAATGTTATTACGGATCTAGCACATACGATTCAAAAGAAATGTCTAAACTAATAGACGAAATAGTATCCGAAGCAAAGGAACTAGGCATAGAGACAATGTCACCTAGTGAATTGAGTTCTTTAAAAGAGAACTGGAAATAGGAGGAAAGCATGAAAGAAAACAGACTAACAAGATATTGGGAAATGGAAGAAGGCGAAACATATACTCATAATCTTGGCACATATAAACTAGAGTCTGGTAATATATTTTTTTACCGCATCGACCGCACTTGGGGGATTACAAAAAAATCACATTTAGAATTATACAAATCAATTTTCCATAAAATAGAGAAAGAAACTGTAATGACAATAACAGAGTTAGAAGAAAAATATGGGATTAAAAATCTAAGGATTAAAGGAGAGTAGGCATGAATAAATATTTGTTTAAAGCATTAAGGGCTGATAACGGTAAATGGATATATGGTAATTACGTGTACCACGAATTAACAGAAGAACACACAATACTAGAGTGGAGTGAAAAGCACGTTAAAGAATTATATGGAGAATATACATTTGTAGAAGTTGTACCCGAAACACTTAGAATGTATGAAGGGAGGACACCATCAATAAGTTAGTATTAATGGGGAATCTAACTCGTGACCCTGAACTAAAATATACGAGTTCAAATAACACAGCAGTATGCACCTATACACTAGCAGTAAAAAGAAGGTTTAAGAAAGATGAGACAGACTTCATCAACTGCACTGTGTGGAGCAAGGAAGCCGAATTTGCAAGTAAGTACTTCACAAAAGGGACAAAAATTTCAATTGTCGGTAGACTTAATACAAGAAGTTGGGAAGATGAAAACGGCAAGAGACGATACGCAACTGATGTAGTAGTGGAAGAGCAATACTTCGCAGGATCTAAGGCAGACAATCAAAGTTCTAAGCCAAAGGAAGAGCCACAACAAAGCGAATCTAAGGAAGCAGTCCTTGATGACGATCTTCCATTCTAATTTAAACACATGACCTAGCGAGTATACGGGGAGAAGAGGTTATTATGAGCAATTATTTTAAAAAATCACAAGTGACTTACTTTACACCAGCCTATCAATCTTGGGATTCGTGTGGAGACGAAAGTGAAACGTTGTGTCCAAAATGTGAATACCCTCTTGATGATTGGGAATATGGCACTATGAAAAGATGTCCAGATTGTAAACAAAGAATATTAACGAGAGATGAAATGGAGTTTCAAGAAATGTTTGGATTATTCAGAAGAGTGTTCAGATTTTTTTGGGAATTATAATTTAAAGGAGTTGAAAAATGAATGAATACCAAGCAAGCGTATTAAACCAACTAGAACTAAACAAGCCTAAGACTAGATTCCAAATAGTTAAGGACATACAAAGCAACGAGCGGTCTGTGAGATACGCTCTAAAGGCTTTGCGATTAGAAAATGAACCCATAGCTAGCTACTCTAGTGGCAAAGGCTATTGGCTAACTGACAACCCCGGGGAGATAATGCACACAACGAATGAGTTCGGCAAAAGAAGCAGAGATGAAGCAGAAATGGAAGCAGCTGGGAATATAACAGCTATTAATTTGGCTAAGGAGAGGGAAGGCTATGAACAAAGATAAAGTGATACTGGATTTGTGTGGAGGTACTGCTTCGTGGAGTAAGCCATACAAAGATGCTGGGTATGATGTTAGATTGGTTACTCTACCTGAAATAGATGTGAGAACATATATACCACCAAAGAACGTATACGGAGTTTTAGCAGCTCCACCATGCACAGAGTTTTCAAAAGCAAAGTTTTTTCACGGCAAAGGCAACTATACGCATGACTTTGTAAAAGGATTAGAAACAGTTTCAGCATGTATGAGAATTATACTAACGTGCAACCCTGAATTCTGGGTATTAGAAAATCCCTCTAGTGGCTTCTTAAAAAGGTGGTTATACGAGCCAGTGTATAAGTTTGAACCGTGGGAATTTGGAGATGATTACCAAAAGACAACAGCGTTATGGGGCAACTTTAATAAGCCTATTAAGTCAGTAGAGATAAAGCCAAAAGGTATCATCAAGTTTTCGTTATTAAAAAGCAAAGATATAGTACCTGAATACTACGGGATATACACTAGGAAAATAAGGCGAAGCATGACACCACAAGGCTTTGCAAAAGCGTTTTACGAAGCTAATAAATAAGGAGGAATTATGAAACTAATCAGAAGAGCATTATACCCAGTTAAATTATGGCTGAATATAATACTAAACAAACTGCTCAAGAGAGAATGTGAGAAATGCAAGCACATACATAGAGGATCGTGTTTAATCGCAACAAGAAGATTTGACCCAAAAGGTAGTGGAGCGTGTAAGTATTGGAGGAAGAGATGAAATATAAAAAAGCATATAAAATGTTAAAAGAAGAACTAAGGTATTTACAAGTCGGGTGTAGTAATTGTAACAACGATAGAGATAAATTATATTGCTGTGAATGTATAAACAATAACTATTGGGAGTTTGACCAAAAAATAATAGACAAGATAGAAAGTGAATGCAAGAATTAATTGGAGGGAAAGGTAATATTTTTTAAATTATCTTGACTTATAAACTAAAATAAACTATAATATAAGATATAGGAGGAAACATTATGGAAGTATTAAAACAAACAGCACCAGTGGCAAAAAAAGAACATACATGTGATTGGTGTCTTTGCAAAATTGAAAAAGGAAAAAAGTACGAAAACGATACTATAAAATATGATGGTAAAATAGCTTCTTGGAAAAACCATTTCCATTGTAGAGAAATTGCTAATGAATTAGATATGTTCGATGGTTGTGAAGAAGGTGTAGGTAGTGATGATTTTATGTATAACATACATGAATTAATAACATGTGAATTCATGCCGAACGAAAACAATGATGTTGAACTAGAAAGAATATCTAACTTAGAAAATTATGAAATAATAAAAATGGCGTGTGAAAAGCTTAAAATAGAAATGGATTAGGAGGTATCAAATGGCAAAATACACAGTTCAAGAAACAGCAGACAGGTATGAAGTTACTTATATGGCTGTTCAAAAATGGATAGAAAAAGGGTTGCCTTACACCACAGAAAGAGTTATTGGCAAGAAAGAGCGTAGAGTCTTAGATGAAAAAGATGTAGAGGATTTTCTACAATTAAAGGAGAGGTAAGATGGATAAAATATTAAAAGTAGGAGATATAATATATTATCATTCAATAACTATTGATTTTGAAAAACAATCTGTTAAGAAAGATGCAGTATCTGAACATAAAATAATTGCTATAAATAAAGATTTTTATGTGTTGGATAATTATAACTTTGAGTCAGTAAGATATTTTGGAGACAGCGCATATTGGAAGCGAGATATTTCACACAATAAAGTCGGCGTATATGAATGGGATTTTAGGGGTAAAGAAATACACGCATATATTCACACAGACAATAAAAAAATTAACATAGTTAGAAATAGAATTGCTAAGGCTATTGAGAAATTTATAATTAAAAAGCATGGTGCATATTTCAACTACAAACCGCTATTAAACGATTTATTAAAGGAGAAGTAACATGGCTAGAAAAGGTAAAGTTGGAATCCAATATTTCAGCCATGATGTAGATATGTTGCAAGATACTAAAGTTAAAATCATCAAAGCCAAACATGGATTAATTGGATATGCTGTGTATCTAAGATTGCTAGAGGACATATATAGGTCAAAAGGTTACTACATACATTTAGACGAAGATTACAATATTCTGTTCTGTGATGATAACAATTTAGCCTTAAATGTATACATTTTAATCTTAAATGATTGCATTAATAAAGAACTGTTTGATAAGAAACTATACGAAAAGTACGATATTTTAACTTCTAAACGCATACAATTCAACTATTGTTCGGCTACAGAAAGAAGAAAAGAAGTTAGTTTTATTGAAGAGTTTTTACTCATAAATGTTAAAGAACAATACAACTCGGAAAACATTAATGTAGACATTTTACCCTTAAATGATGACATTGGTACACAAAGTAAAGTAAAAGGAAAGGAAACAGAAAGAGAAAGTAAACCAAATGAAATAGAAATGAAAAAGAAAGTAAATAATTTCTTTGAAGAATGTTGGGCTATGTACCCAGTCAAACGTGGTAAAGGGTCTGTGAGCGCAACAACTAAGACTAAACTTTATAAACTAGGTGATGAATTTAAAACTTGTATAACACGATACACAGCAGAGAAAGCTAATGATAACAAGTATATACAGAATGGAAGTACCTTCTTTAACAATGGATATATTGATTACACAAACGGCAATTTTTCTGAAATTGAAGAAATAGAAAGTGAGCATTTTTAATGGATAAGAAACAAGCAAGAGTATTATTAGATAAAATAACTGGTTCATGGGCTAGAACTGTAAATCAAGAAATGCGTGATGTATACGGCAATTTCTTAATGGAATTAGATTATGATATTACTACCTCAACAATTGCTAGACTGCAAATGACTTCTAAATTCTTACCTTCAATGGCTGAAATAAAAAAAGAATACAATATATTTAAAAAACCATTTGAAGAAGAAGTTTCAACTAATGTGGAATGTTGGTGTTGTATGGATTTCGGATTAATAACATATGATAAGAAGATTTATATTAGAACTGCGGTTTATTACAACGAGTACACTTTATATTGTGATCAATGTGAAAAAGGAAATGAAGAACGCTATGATGGACGTAAAATTAAAAAATCAAGACCATCACCATATCATATGGAACCGCTAAGTAAATATATAGACCCAGCAGATTTAATAACATCAAACTCTATGCAATATGAAAATGTAAAAGACGTAGTAGCAAGTAGGAGATTAGTACAAGTGAAAGTAGGAGAGGTATAACTTAATGTACAAAATAGAAAACATTGATAAAAGAATATGCGACATAGAGCCAACCGCTACTAATAAACAAACATATAGGCAATTTATTAGAGAGGTTGAATCGGGTACTGGCTTAGAACCCATAGACTTCAAAGTGCTAAGCGACAAAGAACTCACAGAATATATTGAGTTCCTAGATTATATTGAGGGAAAGTAAAGGAAAGAAGAGGATAACATGAAACAACATATAAAATTAGAACAATTAAGAGAACTTGATGATAAAACATTTATGAAGTTATATAAGTTAATAAGACCTAATGGAATAAAGGCATCAAAAAGAATACTAGATATTAAAAATAGCAAATATATAGGGCTAAATAAATTGTTAAGTGAGATTAACATAGGGAAGATGATAGAGATATTGAACATAGATTGGGGAGTTACTGTTTACACAGGTTTAGAAAAATCTATGGTGAAACTTGGAAAAGGCTTTAAAGATGGAGTCGAACATGAAGAAAAGGAACTATGCGATGCACTATGGGAATTATTAAAATATGTAGGAAAGGAAATATAATGAAAACACTTATAATCGTATTATTAATATTATTGCCAACAACAGCACATGCAAGTGAGCCAAAAGCAGATGCCATAGTTTATAACGAAGCTAAATTATATGAGCATCTATCTGAACAAGCCCAAGTTGAAGCAGTTAATGATTTCATAGCCAGGAACACAGAATACGATTACACAGGAGCGTATAACGATATGATATCAGCTGTCTTATTAAATAAGTCTATGTGTATGGGCTATACAGAGACGGCTAGGCTATTCTTTGATCACTTAGGCATAACTAATAACATATGTTTTGGTATAGTAGATGGAGAAACGCACACATGGAACGCTGTCAGAATACAAAAAAGGTTTTATTACCTAGATGCAACATTCAACGACATAGGCAATACAAATATTCATACACTAACTTTTATCAAGAGATGTGATTATATGGTGTATTTGTATAAATGGCGTTATTAGAAAGGAAAGAAAGATGAGGATATTTAAAATATTAACATTAAACAATTTAAAAAAGAAACGTGAAAAAATACTGGATAAAGCAGAAAGTTTACACAAAATACAGGCTATGTTTACTGACCCAAATAAAGCATTGGGAGTTACAAACCAAGTAACTGAACTTTTAATAAAGGCACAAAAATTAAAAATAAAAATACAAGAATACGAGGTGGAAAAGTGAAAGGTACGAGAATATATTTAGGAATTACAGGTACAGGAGGAATGGTTAGAGGAAGTTATGAAGTAGGGAATATCTATGAGATTTTGTATTATGGGAACGATTACAAAAGAGTATTAGAACATATTAGATTCAGCAAAACTAAAGACATATCACATGACTTGTTTATAGATGATGAAGATTATGCTGGATTACAAAGACAGGGATATGATGGGGAAGTGCCTAAGTATGCAATAGAGATTAAAGATTTCAGAGAAGAGGACTATGAATTAGCTAATGATTATGAAAGATTAAATGCTCATGCTCATGGTTGCAACGATTATATCGTAGGCTATGGAGATGAAGAAGGTTGTGATACTAAAATAATCAAAAGATTACCACAATCATTCCAATATATATGTAAACCATACATGGCTCCAACAAAAGCGATCCTAATGCCAACACATCAGAAGTGGTTCGACATGATTAAGTCAGGAGATAAAGTTCTTGAATTTCGCAGAACATTACCAATAGCAATGAGAGGTGAAAGATGAAAGAAATAAGCAAGATGTGGAATAAATTAGGGTATCAAATATCAGGAGATGCAGACTGTTTAATATTTTTGAGGGAACTTAGAAGTTATAAAGAAAGAATAGTATTAGACTTCAATAAACGAACTTGTTCCAAAACTATATGCAACAGAACTAATGCTAGCAAAAGTGGATTTACTATTGATGAAATCGAAATACTTGGCAAAACTATTAAGATTGTAGAGGTGAATGATGATTAAATGTGAAAATAAAGATTGTTGCTATAGCGTTGGTGAAAATGGTAACTGTTTTGTATCCGACTGGAAGTGTACTATGCGTATATTATCAAGTAAAATAGCAGAAAAGATGGTAAAAGATAAAATACAACTAATTAAAGACTATAAAGAAGCAGTAGAAGAGATAATTAAAAATAGAAGTTACTATGGTGCAAAACAGTGTTCAGCAAATAATTTCGACATTGAACTAAAAACCAAACTATCAGCAATAAATGATATCTTACAGATGCTAGAGGAGGAATTATAAAAGAACCTGTTACACCACTAGGCAAGTATCTAAGAAATAAACGTAAGACACTAGGCGAGAGTGGATTAGCTATGTCGATAAGGTTAGGCAAATCAAGGTCAAGTGTTTTAATGATGGAACAAGGATTAAACGATATGCCTCTAAAGACATATTATAAATTCTGCAAAGAGTACAAAATTCAGAAAAGAGAAAGCAGAAAATTGTTGATAGCGATAATGAACTCAAATATCTCTATAAAACTAGACTTAGATGCATTAACAGCAGATACAAAAGCGATAATAGCAGATGCTTTGTTGAATAATTAGGAGTTTGATATTAGTGTAGTTTTATATGGTAGTAAAACGGAATTAGGAGGGAATATGAATAAATTATATACAGCAACAACTAAATATGTCGGAGGGTATATTTACATCTCAGCCAAAAATGGGAAAGAAGCAAGGGAAATAGCTTTAAAGACAGACTACCTAAGCCAAGAAGATTTTATTGATATCAGAATTAAGTTAATAAAAGACGGAAATGGAGTTCAACGCACCAACCTACCATCAAAAGAATTGAACACTAGAGAAATTATAGTAGAAGAGTTAACATGGTGGTGCTGTTATGAATGTGATGCAGAAGATTTTGAATATGTGGATGAATTTAATTGTAAGTGCAAATCATGTGGAGATATATTTCACATACCATTTGCAGATTAGGAGGGGATATGAATAAATACAGAGCAAAGGCAGTAATAATAGATGGACATAGATTCCCAAGTATCGCAGAGGGTGCTAGATATTCTGAATTAAAATTTCTAGTAAGATCGAAGGCAATATCAGACCTTGAACTACAGCCAGTATTCGTGCTACAAGACAAGTTCAAGAGGGCAGGCAAGACACACAGAGCAATTAAATATATCGCAGACTTTAGATACAAAGAGAATGGAGCAACGATAGTAGAGGATTACAAGGGCATGAAAACAGATGTGTACAAAATCAAGAAGAAATTATTATTGTATAAATACCCTGATATAAACTTCATAGAAACTGGAGGCAGAAGATGATTAAAACATATTGTAAAACTTGCCAAAAGATGAGTAGATATAAAGTACACACAGATGAGGATAAAGTACGTGTGAGAATTAGAGATTACTACTACAGACGAAAAACAGCAGAATGCAGTGTATGCAAAAGTAAAGTCAAAGTAGAACAAATGGATAAAATTAACAAGCGAATAATAGCAAAAAGAATGAAGGAGATTAACAAATGAACGAAAATGATAAGCGCATGATGACACGATTGATACAAGACAAGGGGAAAACATTCGAGGTTATGATAGACAATGATTGCATAATTGTATACAGCAACAGCGACGAAGAGTTTAGGTACGGATTCACAGAGTTTGGTCAAGAACTTCTCATAGAAGTTTTTAAATATTTAGGTATAAATGCAGAGGGAGCGTAAAATGAGCGAAAAGACTAAAAATATTCTAACATCAATTATAGTTATATTGTTATTGTTGATAATGCTAACATGCGTATTCACTCTTGGAGTTTATAAAATTAAGGAGATTGGCGATCTTGAGCCTGATATACAAAGTGAACTCCATATTTTACAAGGGCAGTACAAGAGCCTACAAGAAGATTTAAGCGACATTAGGGTACAATTACATTTAATCGCAGAGAAACCCACACAGATGGTCACAGAGGCACCTAGTTATGATTTAAGTGAACTTATCAAGGAGTATAATATTTTGACGTGGGAATATGTTAGATTAGTAGAAAGGATAGGAGTAGAATAATGAAAGGTTTTATAGAAATAGAGTTTTTAGATAACGAATATGATGAAAACAATGTTAGCAAGGTAGTAACAAGAAAAGCGATTCTCTCAAAAGGAATGGCGATTAGTATTGTAGAAGTAAGAACTGGAGATTATAACTCCTCTGCCTTAAATGCTAAATACGACTTAATGGTTAATGGGGTGATGCAAGTATTGCCAATCACAGAAAAAACACTTAATAAAGTAATGAGTGAAATGCTTAATGCCGAAGATGAAGAATCAACCTACGAAACATTTAAAAAAGATGTAACAAGATTCAAGGAATTGAAAGACATATTAAACGATACCATAACGGAGAAGAAATGAAGCAATATAATATATGGGGTGGAGAAGATGAAGTTAAACCTCGTGTAGAAAAAAGAGGTCGACCAAAACTTAAAACAATGCAAGAAAGTTATGGGACTTATGCTGGTCACACTTGCAAGGAATGTCAACATTGTTTAAAGCTAGACTACCACGATTACAGTTATTACAAATGTGAAAAGTGGATAATAAGTCATTCGTCAGCAACAGACATTAGGTTAAAGAATAAAGCATGTAATATGTTTATGAAAGAGGGAGAAAATGGAAGTATATTATAGAAATCCCGTTGATAGGGTAGCAAGGGCAATGACAGAGTTTAAAAGGAAACACGGTATGTACCCAAATGTAATTGATATGACTACAAAAGAATATGAAGAGTTGTATTTTGAGTGTTACGATAAAAAACCAGTAATAGGTGATCCAAGTTTCCCTAGGTTAGAGATGCAAGAGTTTAGAGATATGACAATTTCAATAGTTGATGATAACATATGCGAAGAGGTGAAAAATGAATAAAACAAAAGCAAATAAACTACTAAAGTACTACAAGAAGATACTAGGCTTGCAAGACTGGGTTATCAAGCTAATGATTAATCAAAAACAAGAAGATGTGAAAATAGATGACGAGCCTTGTTGTGGCACCAATGAATGGATACTGACTAGCAAAGCATCAGTAATAAGAATAATATCAAAAAAAGAGTATGGGGACAGAATAATAGCTTTTGACTTTGAAAAGACATTAGTACACGAATTGATACATTTAAAAGTGGCTATGATAACAGAAAACACAAATGATGTAGAAATATTAGTAGACGATATTGCCCGGGCAATAGTAATGGCAAAACGAGGGCAGTCGAAGAGAGATAAGAATTTTTAGGAGGAAAGATGAAAGAGTTAAAAGCATTAACAAAAGAAGAATTAGAGGAAATGAGCCACCACAATGAACTTAAAATAGAATGTTCCAAATGTGAGGGAGTTGCCATTTATAGCAAAAGAAACCTTAACAAAGACACTTGGTATGGATTTGATGTATTTTGTGTTGATTGCAAGGTTTGTGGAGGTAATTTGATAATTAAAAAAGAGAGTGCCGTTGGCTAATATTTGGAATGGAGAGATTATGAGAGAAACAAGATTTTTAATTACACTAGAAAAAATAGAACATAGCCGTAGTATAGGCATAGGGATATTCTACATGAAGCTAACAAATGATTTCCAATTGCTATTATATATAAAATTGTGGAAGTGGCTAATCCAAATAGGGAGAATGTGTAGATAAATAATATCAAAACAAAAACACAAGCATATGATAGAGTATAAACAGGAAAGGGAAAGAATATGAAAATCAAAAAAGACAAACTATTAAAAGGTTACAGAACCAACATTAGGGATCTAAGAGATAAGCTAACTGTGAAAAACGGAACTGTTAAGCATTTAATGGAAGCTGTAAGGAATTTGAATGAGGAGACTAAGCTTATTGAAGAACATATTAAGCGGTGGGCGGTACTAATTAAAAAGATAGAAGCTGAATATGCAGAAGAGATTGAAACAGGAAATAGCACAGCAGAAGAGTTAGGGTTGGAGGGGTAATGAAGAAAGAGCAAGTAATAGCAATATACAAAGCAGAAGCAGAGAGATATTACAAAATAGCAATAAAAAAGAAGAAGCGCATGGAAGAACGCCATGAAGAAATAAAAAAAATGGGAATACAAGGATGCAATGCAATCCAAAAGGCAGATGATTTAATCAAGCTAATAGAGAGAATCAAAGACGGCACTATTGACACTAACCTATTAGAGGGTGTAGACTAAAGCTACCTTCTTGAAGATTTATAGGGACTAGGCAGTTAAGCTGTCTTTTTTCTTGACAAAATATAATTTTTAGTTTAATATAGTGGTGAGGTATTATATATGTCAGAAAAACGCAAAGCTGGGCAGCCTAGCAAGTTCGAGGATTATAAAGATTTCATAATTAACATGGCTAAGTATGGCTTAACAGATAAGCAGATGGCTGATGTTCTTAATATAACCGATACAACAATAAATAACTGGAAATTAAAGCACGAAGCATTCTTTGAGTCCTTAAAAGCAAGTAAGCTATTAGCTGATATGGAGATACAAGATTCTTTGTTTAAAAAAGCCAAAGGGCATAAGACAACTATACAGAAAGCATTCAAAGTTAAACAGGTGACTTATGATAACGGCAAGAGACTAATAGAAAAGGAAGAGATAATAACCGCAGCAGATGAAGTGTATACACCACCTGATACAACGGCTATTATTTTTTGGTTGAAGAATAGACAACCTAAAGACTGGAGAGATAAACAAGAAATTGAACATTCAGGTAATATGGCAGTACAAATAATAGATGATATAAAATGAGACTATCAGACATAGTAACACCAGCCTTCTATAATTTTTGGAGGGCATATGATGAGCATTTACATATAGTTGGCAAAGGCGGAAGAAATTCAGGCAAGTCAACTCACAAGGCACTAAAGATAATAGTAGAGGTAATGAAGCACCCAATAAATGCATTGATTATACGAAAAGTAGAAAATACAATGGAACTAAGCGTATTCGCACAGCTACTATGGGCGGTTAATAAATTGGGAGTATCAGAACAATGGACAGGAACAAAGAAACCTCTAAGGCTAACGTATACACCTACAGGGCAACAGATAATATTCAGGGGAGCAGATAACCCCACTAAGATACAATCAATTAAGAGTGAGAAGTTCCCAATAGCTATAATGTGGATTGAGGAACTAATGGAGTTCAGAACAGAAGATGAAGTATTAGTTATATTGAACTCACTACTAAGAGAAGAATTACCGGACGGGTTAAAGTATCACGCATTATACAGTTATAACCCACCTAAGCAGAAAAGCCACTGGCTAAACAAAAAGTATAACACAGCAGTAACGGCTGATAACACATATATACACCACAGCACTTACCTAGATAACCCTTATTGTAGTAAACAGATGATAGAAGAAGCAGAGAGAGTTAAGGAAAGTAGCATACAGAAATATAATTGGATATACATGGGAGAACCAGTAGGTAGTGGAATTGTACCTTTTACAAACCTAGAGTTTAGGGAAATAACAGATGATGAAATAAAATCATTTGACAATATTAAGCAAGGACTTGACTGGGGATATGCTGCAGATCCATTAGCATTCGGAAGATGGCATTATGACAAGACTAGAAGGATATTATATGCTATAGATGAAATATATCAGATTAAACTATCCAATAGAAAGGTATCTGATATGCTCAAAGCTAAAGGCTATGATAGAGATTTAACAATAGCAGATAGCGCAGAACCCAAGAGTATAGCTGAAATGAAAACTTATAACATAAATATAAAAGGAGCAAAGAAGGGACAAGGAAGCGTAGAGTTTGGCGAAAAGTGGTTAGATGATTTAGAAGCCATAGTAATAGATCCAAATAGAACATCACATATAGCACAGGAATTTGAGTCAGCAGACTACGAGGTTGACAGAATGGGAAATACATTGAATAGACTAAGAGACAAAGACAATCACCACATAGACGGGTGTAGATATGCATTAGAAGGCGAAATGACAATGCAGAAATGGGGTTGGTAATGATACAACAACTAATAGATGAACAAAACTATACAGACTTAGGAATAGTCTTAAATAAAGTAGTAGACGATTTTAAAGGAAGTGACTTTAGGTTAGATATGGCGGAGGGTGTAGCTTACTACAACCAACAGAACACAGTTATAATGGAGAGACAAAAGATATGTTTCCTTGAGGGTGCAAAGCCAATACCAGACCCATATAGAGCGAATCATAAACTACCTAGTGGATATATGAAACTAATCTCTAAACAGAAGGTTAATTTTTCAGTTAATAAGAAAATGACCATGAGTTCAGAGACAGCCAATATAGACCAAATAGAATCAGACTTAGGAAAATGGAGATTGAAACTAAAGCAACTTGCAAACGAAACTACTAAAAAAGCAGTAGGATATTATCAAATTGCAGTATCTCCCGATAATTTATTCACCTATAAACTGGTTAATGCAGAACAGATTATATTCATACCCGATTTATTCGATCATAACAAAGCATCTTATGTTGTTAAGTTTTATACAGTGGATATGGTCAAGGAAAACAAAGTAGTTGAGCAAGAGGTAGTGGAATTATGGACAGATGAAGTAGTTGTTATGTTCACTAAATCAGATGGTGGAATAACATTGATAGATCCAACAGATCAAGTCCCTAACCCTAGACCACACTTAATAGTGACAAGTAGAGTGAATGACAATGTCACAGGCAGTGTAGGAAAATCATGGGGTAGACCTCCATTCGTACCATTATATAATAATGACGAGTTAGAGACTGAACTACAGCCAATCAAACCATACATAGACATATACGATATAACAAATTCAGACTTCGCCAATAATATAGACGATTTTCAAGACATGTATTATATATTGAAGAATTACAATGGTGAAAACTTAGATGAGTTCTTCGAGCAACTCAAAAGGTTTAAAGCTATACCAGTTGGAGAAAACGGAGATGTTAAAACAGAAACACAAGAAGTACCAACAGAAGCTAGAAGTACATTCTTAGCACTCACAGAGAAATTAATATATAAATTCGGCATGGGAGTTAATCCTGACGATTTAGAAGGCACAGTAACTAACGTTAGAATAAGAGCATTATTCTCTTTATTAGATTTAAAAGCTAATGACTTTGAAGCAGAAGTAGACGCATCATTCAACGCTTTGTTGTGGTTCTTAAACGCTTACTACGAGGTATACAACCCAGCTATGGTATTTGAGCCTAGTGAAGTTAAATTAACATTTAATAGGTCAATGGTAATAAACGAGAAAGAACAACTAGAATCACTAGTTAAACAAAAGGGTATTATATCCGATAAGACATTGCTAGAGAATCACCCTATGGTTGATAATGTTGAAGAGGAAATGGAAAGACTAGCCGAAGAACTGGGAGATTTAACAATAACCGATTTAGAAGATGATTTAGAAGATGATATGGACAATGAATAAATGAACGCAGAAGCTAAGAGATTTGACATACTAAGGAATATAGTTACAGCACGAGAGACAAAGTTCAGCGCTGAATTAACAAAGGTATATACTCAAGTATTCAAAGAAGTTAAAAAAGAAATGCAAGTCTTAGCAAGTAAAATGCCTAATGGGATATTCACAAGAAGCGAAGTATTCAAAGGTGCTAGATATAGGAATTTAATTAAGAGCATTAATTCAGACTTAAAGATATTAGACGATATAAAGGTATTTGATTATTTAGGATCACAATACGAATTCAGCCAATTATATACATCGTTCATTGTTGAAACAGAGTATCAAGTGAAGTTATCCACAGTGCTAAGCAACAAAAGGCAAGTAGCATCTGCCGTTAGAAATCCATTAGCTAAGGTATCTTTACAAAACAATCGTAAAAGTGCTATAATTGGGATAAAGAAAGCTATAACCAATTCAATCGCTAGGGGCGAAGGTATTAATAAGATGGCTGCAGGGATTAAAAAGTCAATGGAAGGCAACTTGAATAATACATTTAGGATAGCTAGAACTGAAACGACAAGAGTAATGGGGGCAGCTGAAGAACAACAAATACTAGAGACTTCTAAAGAGATACAAGTAGAAAAAGGCTGGTTAGCAACGTTAGATGCAGTGACGAGAGATACTCACAGGGAATTAGACGAGACTTATGTATTAGTGGGGCAACCATTCGCAAATGGATTAATGTACCCGGGTGACCAATCAGGGGCAGCATCAGAGGTAGTTAATTGCAGATGTACACTAACTACTAGATTGATGGGATTCGAGACAGCACAGGACAGTAGGAGAGCAAGAGGACTAGACGGGAAGAACGCATTAGTTCCCGACACTAACTTTAAAACTTGGGCAGCAAATGCCAAAGGATAGATAACTGGAGTAGTCAGTATATACTACAATCTAAACAGCGACAGCTGTATAAGCAATGTAGGAGGAACAATTATGGAATGGTTACAAACAATCATTAAAAGCAGCCTAACAGGCAAAATCGAGGAAGCAGAACTAGAAGGAGTAGCAACAGCACTAGAGACTAGCATTAACAAGGAAATGCCACTAAGGTATATACCTAAAGATGTATACAATTCTAAGGCTAATGAATTAAAAGTTACTACAGAGAAGATGGAAGGATTGCAAGCACAGATTGAAACAGCAACAGCAAGCCAAGGAGACGCAGAAGCATTAAAAGAGTCGTTAACTAAAATAACTGATGAATTTAACACATTCAAAGAGGAAACAGTTGCTAGACAAGGTGAAAGCGTTAAAATAGGCTCGCTAGAAAAGGCTTTGAGACTAAGTGGAGCAGCAGAAGATGCAATTGACCTATTGACAAAGGAATTCACACTATCAGAAATAACACTAGATAGTAAAGACAATATAGTTGATTGGGATATACACGAAAAAGCTGTTAAGGCTAAAAGAAAATCTATGTTTACAGTTACTCAAACAAATTCAGGCGGTGGAGACGGAGGAACTCCCGAACCAACAGGCGATGAATCGGTAGAAGCTGCTTTCAAGAGAATGAATCTGAAAGGCTTATAATAAGAAGGAGCAAACAAATGACTACAAACACAATGTTAACATCAAAAAGAATAGCACAAAAGGCTTTGCCAACACTAATGGATAACTTAGTAATGCCAGCACTAGCAAATGTTGATTATTCGGATACATTCGCTAAAGAAGGTGACACAATACAAGTAAAAAGACCAGCAGTATATGTAGCAGACGAATTCAGCGGTACAATTAATCTACAAAACATTAACCCTTTCCCAGTATTGCTGAAAATGGACACAATAGCAGATGTATCAGTAGAAGTTACAGCATTAGAATTAGCGTTAGAGTTAGACGACTTCGCAGAAGACGTATTGAACCCAGCATTAATATCTATAGCTGAACAAGTTAACTCAGCCGGGTTAGGTTTATATGTATACGTGCCACATTTTGAAGGTACAGCAGGCTCAACACCTGACGCTTTAGCAGATATTGCTAATGTAAGGAAATCTCTTAACATCTCAAAAGCACCTATGGGAAACCGAAGTGGTGTATGGGACCCTGACGCAGATGCAGCATTATCAATAGTAGATGCTATAGTAAACGCTGAAAAATCAGGTTCTACAGCAGCGCTAAGAGAAGGATCTATTGGTAAAGTTCAAGGAATCAATAACTTTATGTCACAAGCAGTTAAAACGCATACAGCTGGGTTGTATTCAGCATTGGCAGATGTAAAAGCTGCTTATACTCTAGATGCAACAGATGTAGTTGATTCAACAACTGGATTGACTTATTCTAATGTTGTATTAACATCAACTGCAGGGTCATCAACAGCAGTATTGAAGCAAGGTGACTTATTAACAATCAGTGGAGTTCAATACACAGTATTTGCAGATACAGTAGCAGCAATATCAGGCGTAGTAACAGTTTCTTTATTCAGTAAAGTTGCAGCAACATTAGCAGCAGCAGACGTTGTTTTTGCAGATGTTACAGCAGGATCACACGTTGCAAACTTAGGATTCAATAAGAGCGCATTTGGTTTTGTAACAAGACCACAATCTCCATTAGCAGGAGCAGATAGTTCAACAGCATCTTTTGGTGGATTATCCGTAAGAGTTAGTATTCAAGGAAGCATTACTAGCAAGAAGACTATTATGTCAATTGATTTACTATATGGATGGGCGCCATTATATCCTGAATTAGCAGTAGTAACACTAGGTTAGGAGTAAAATTATGAAATGTCCTGAATGTGGAGAAGAATACTCAACAAAGGTTTGTATAATTCATATGAAAATATGTAAAGGGAACCAAGAGGTAGAGGTAGACCTAACTAAATGCACTAAAGCTACTCTAACAGAGATAGCAGAAGACAAAGGCATTGAGATAACAGGTAGACCGACTAATGCACAATTAATTGAGTTAATTAAAGGAGTATAACAATGGGTATCAGTCAAGTAATGGATTATTGTAAAAATCATTTCATTAGAAGTAGTGAACTTGTAACAGCTGTATTTGCTGGTCAAACAGTAACTGCAAGCTTTGGTGATACGTACTTGGCTGGTATGTATTTAATGGTGGAAGATAGTTTTGTCAACAACGGAGTATATAAGATAACACTTGTAGCAGGTAACGTAATCACAGTTGAGGAAACATTCACAGACGAGAACACAAGCGAAAGTATCAGGTTCTATGGGTGTACACCACCTAACGGATTTGTCGCTTTAGTAAGTGAGATTGATTCTAGCAACATAAGTGCTGGGATAGTGAGTGAATCAATAGATGATTATTCCTATTCAATAGGAACTGGAGCAGATGGGATTGGTGGAGTGTTTACAGCATTCCAAAGCCAATTAGCAATTTATAGAAAAGTATATGACGATAGACTAAAATGGAGCGGGTGCATACAATGGCGATAGAGAACTACTATCAGACTATAGAAAAGGTAACATTTACAAAAACATCTGATGGCAGAGGTGGGAACACTTATGCTGAAGATGTAGCAATTGAATTTCAAGGCTTAATCAATGATGCTAACGGAAGAGAGATACTGATGGCAGAAAAGCTAGGGTTAGACATTAACTCTAAGTTATATACATCAATTAATAATCCTCTAAGCATAGACGAGATAGTCAAGAATGTAGATGATGTACTTTATAGAGTAGTATCCAACAACAAGAACACAGTCCACAGAAATCACCACTTTAAAATACTCTTGAGAAGAATATCACTAGACGAGGTTTAAAATGGGTTACGAAACTAAGATACCTGAATTTAAAAAAGAGTTTGACAAAGGGAATGCAGCATTTCTATTAGCAGTTGGATCACTTATGGTGACTTCAATGAAAAAGAGAGCACCAGTTAAAAACGGAACTCTAAGACAAGATATTAAGTTTGAAGCAGATGTTCAGAAGATGCTAGTAGGAGCAGGAAACACTTTAGAGTACTCTATATATGTAAACAAGGGTACAGGGGTATTTGTAGCAGGAGGACGTTCAACTCCTTGGGTTTATTTTGACCCACAGAGCGGACAATACTTCTTAACTCATGGTCAAAAGCCACAGCCTTATATAGTCGAGGGATTCACTCAAATAAAAGGGCAAATAGGAGCAATATACAAAAAAGTTATGGAGCAGTTATGATAGACATTATAGAACTAAAAACCAAAGTATATGATTTATTAGCCGAAGTAGGTACAACTTACGAAAAGAACAGAGTGCCGAAAGATGCTTCATTTCCGTATATAGCATATGCCTTAGAGAATTCCACAGAAGGGGACACAGATAACACAGAGCAAGTAGTATTTGCTTTAAATGTTGTTATCTTAGATCATAATGAAGATAGGGACACTACAGAGGTCGAGCAATTGACCAACCTAGTATCAACAAAATTACACAAAACGCACGTATTTGGTGATGGGTATTACTTCTTAATATTAAGAGTAAACGTTCAATCAGGACTACCTACACCGGACGAATACACTATGCGTAGAGAAATAGATTGTACGGTAAACACGTACAGTGAGGAGAACTAGCATGGGCAAAGCATATTCAGGAATAGGATTACCAGCAACGGAGTATCTTGGCGCAGGTGCTGTTTATTTCAACTGGGGACTATCAAGTGAAGCGTTAGTAGGAGTTACTAAGGGTGGAGCAGAGTTCACAGACAATGCAGAATTTAGGGAGAGAGAAGCTGACGGCGATTACGCCCCAGTTAAAGGGCACAGAAATTTAACTAAGATAATGCCACAATTAACAGTGCCAGCTTTGAAACTTTCAACAGCTAATTTAGTTAAATTCGCAGCAGGAATGATAGAAGACAGCGTAACAACACCGGGAGAAACAAGGTTATATAGGACTATAGATTTATCATCTAGCTATATAGAAAACGTAGCATTTGTTGGAGCAAGCAGGCAAGGTAAACTAATGGTTATCGTTTTAAAAAACGCATTAGGAGACGGACCACTTGCAATACCAGCAACAGCTAAAGAGGAAGAAATAGTAGTATCTGTTTTATGGACAGCACACGTTGATGGGACTTTTGATCCTAGCGACAAATTAACTTATCCATATTATATTATTAAAGATACTTCACAAGTAACATTTACAGTTGAAGCAACGGCAACACCAATTGAAGATGCAGAAATAATCTTTGATGGTCAATTCGGGTTAACTGATGTATTAGGTGTAGCAGTATTCACAGGCGATAAGGGAACAGGGTTCACTTGGACAGTGACTGCAGACACATTTGTTACACAATCAGGAACAGTAGATATAACAGCCGACACAACAGCAGTAGCAGTAGAGATGGTACCAGTATAAAGGGGACGAAATGAAATTTAAACTTATAATACAACTTTCACACATCATAAAGAAAATGGGAGTTAGAGACGAAATAATTAACAGGGTTACAGAAGCAAGAAGCAAGGCAACAGACAAAGGTGCTCAAGAAGCGTTAGGACTTAGCCTAGTGATGTTGTTAGTTGAAAATGTATCTTTAGCAGACAAAGAGTTATACCAGTTTATAACCGATTTGACAGGCTTGGAGAATATACCGGAAACAGACATGCAAGCAGTAATCAAGGCTATTATTGGAGAATTCAAGAAGGTTGATTTCAAAAGTTTTTTTTCACAGTTATCCAGTATGATGAAATAGACATATTGGATATTCTCTTAAAAAGATACGGACATACCTGTGACGAGTTAGATGCTCAAACAGGTATAGAAGTATTTAAGAAAGCGTTTTTAGAAGAGACTAAAGCGGACGTAATTGCTAGATACCCTTCTTTATATTTGCATAACATCAACGATATGATACATGTGCATATATATAGGAAAAACAGCAAGTTTAAATCTATTTCCCAAACATTAAAAGAGATAGATAACCCACAAGATGTAGTACCCGAAAAGGGGTGGGAACAAATAGAGCAAGAAACAGCTAAAATAGTCGAGATTTTTAAGCGGAAAGGGTAAAGCATGGCATCAGGAATAGAATTATTTAAGTCCTTTGGTACTGTGTTCCTTGAAGGGGCAGACGGAACAAAAAAAGACTTAGATCAAATAGATAAAAAAGGTTCGGGATTAGGCAATACCTTAGGTAAAGTAGGAAAAGGAATCGGCAAAGCAGGATTAGCAATTGGCGGATTCGCACTAGCTGGAGCAACAGCCATCTTCAAATTAGGTGAAAAAGTTGCTGCAACCACAGACAGAGTCGATAAACAATCCCAACAACTAGGTTTTTCAAGAAAAGCATTCCAAGAGTGGGATTTTGTAATCTCGCAAAATGGTGGTTCTATTGATTCGCTAGGTGCTGGAATGAAAACTCTAACGAATCAAGTAGCAGACTTATCCACAGGCGGAGCAATAGCTACAGATGCGTTTGGTCAGCTTGGGTTGACTTATGAAGATTTAGCAGGACTCACTCAAGAAGCAATATTCGAGAAAACAATAACAGCGCTGCAAGGTGTAGAAGATGAAACTGTGAGAGCTTCTATTGCTAATGATCTATTAGGGCGAAGTGGTCAACAATTAGCACCACTATTAAATCAAACAGCAGAGTCTATTAATAATATGAAAAAAGAAGCCAACGATTTAGGGTTGGTGCTATCAGATGATGCAGTAGATGCAGGAGTATCATTCACAGATACAATGGATAAATTGCAACGTACTCTAGGTGGGGTAATAGCAAAAGCAATCACGCCACTGTTACCTTTAATAGAAGATTTAGCGACAAACTTTGCAGAATTATTACCGCCAATTATTGCAGTAATTGCACCATTGATTGAAAAGTTAGCACCAGTGTTTTTTGAACTAATAAGCAAATTACTACCACCGCTAGCTACACTTTTATTAGCATTACTACCAATAATAGACCCATTAATTTCAATATTTTTAGTATTGCTAGATTTAGCTATAATACCTCTACTAGAGGTTTTTACTAGAATGATTGAATGGGCTATGCCTTTCTTATCTGCGGGACTAAAGTTTTTAGCAGAAACAATCATACCTATAATAATTGGAGCAGTAGTATGGTTAGCAAACAGATTCAAATTAAGTTTTGACGTAATGGTGAAATTCGTTAAAAACCTAGTTGATTTCTTTAAAGTTACTTTGCCTGATGCAATTAAATCATTCGGGGATAAGTTTAAAAATGTTTTTAAGGGGGTAGGAGATTTCTTCAAAAATATAATCAACGGCATCATTAAAGGGATTAACTCTTTCATAAGTGCAGTTAATAAAATAAGTATTGACATTCCTGACTGGGTACCTGAAATAGGTGGCAAAAAGTTCGGGTTTGATTTTCAAGAAATACCTTTACTAGGGGAGAACAGCACAATCACAAGAGCGAGCGCTGCCGTTATAGGTAGAGCGGGGGTTGGCACAAATAACTTGGCAGCAGGAACAGCGGTAAATGCTTTAAATAACGGAGCGGTTATTAATATTAATAATCCTAAATTCTTCGATGCTAACGATGTTAGTAAGATGATGAATCCAGTGGTAGACCGATTACGCTTGAAAGGATTAATTACAGCATGAGAATACTAACTATAGCAGGCATAGAAATCAGATTCTTAAAAGATTGGACATTTGGGGGTAGCGTAACATCTACTTCTACTATGTCTTTTACTGTAGATGATTTATTGACATTACCTGAAATTAATGTAGGTGATATTGTAGAATTCAAAGATGATAGTATTATATTGTTTGCAGGGTTAATTGGATCAGTTGTATTATTTCAACAAGACTTAGATATATTATTCCAAGTTCAAGCAGTATCTTTTAATAGATTAGCAACAAAAAGAATAGTGGCTGCTATAGTATCTAACCAAACAGACAAATTCATTATCGAGAATGAGATACTACCGATTCTAGCGGAAGAAGGTGTAACAGCTGGAACAATCGAATCAAGTGTAACTATTAGTCTTGCAGTATTTAATAGAATTAGCTGCGAAAATGCATTGAATTATATCGCCAACGTAACTGGGTTAGACTGGTTTATTGATGAAAACAGGAAGTTATTCTATGTTAATAAGGGAACTATTTTAGCACCATTCACTATTACAGATTCATCAAGAGTGTTAGATTTCCAGTTAAAACGCTCTAACGAACAATATAGGAATAGACAAATAGGGAAAAATGGCAAAGGTGCAACAGCTACTTTATTGAATGAAGAACCAACACCAGCACCAGACGGAGTATCAAGAGAGTTTATCGTTAGCTTACCTTTAGCACAAGAGCCAACTTTAACAATTAACGGAACACCGGTTTTAAGTTCAAATATAGGTATTAGAGGACTTGACACAGGCAAAGAATGGTATTGGGCTTATAACTCTAATCAGATTTCACAAGAGCCTACAGACCCAGTTCTAACGTCTTTAGATACGTTTGACGATGTACAGTATAGAGGGTTGTTTACAATTCTAACAATAACAGAAGACCCAGTACAGATATCAGCAAGAGCATTGGCAGAACAAGGTACTTCTGGAATATATGAAGTAGTTTCTAACGATACTACAATAACAGATGTAGATCAAGCACTAGAATTCAACAATGGACTTCTTACCAAATATGGAGAAATAGCAGATAGAGTTAATTTTATAACATATACAGATGGATTAAAAGAAGGAATGGTATTACCAGTTAAAAAAGATTTATTTGGGATAAATGGTGACTTCTTAATAGAGAGTATAAGCGCAACATATTTCACACAAACTGAAATAGAATATACTATATCAGCTATTGACGGAACAACACTAGGTGGCTGGGAAGAATATTTCAGGGGATTAATGGATGGTGGACGGGACTTTAGTATTGCTAATGATGAAGTATTAATAAGTTTGGTATCACAAACAGAGATAAACTTACAAAGTGGTGAGACTGAATTGCTATTTAATGCTACCGGGTTATTTCCATCAGCAACTTTAACACCATCAGCTACTCTAACGCCTAACAAACAATTTGACGGAGAGGAAATAATAAATGATTGATATAACAAACAAATTCAAATCAGACAGGAATTTATCAGGCATATTCTTGATTGAAGTGAGGAGATGTGGTAAGATAATAGCGAAGAAGATTATAGTTAATAGGTTGACTGATTTGTACATTAATTCAATATCTAATACCTTAGTAGGAGTTGTACCTGATTTCGAGATTAATTTTGTAGCAGTCGGAACTTCTAATAAGATTATTGAAGATACTGACACAATGCTAGATGCTGAAATATTCAGGATAACACCAACATCAGCACCAACGCTAGTTAGTTTAGGGGTAGTAAGAACACAATTCATTCTAAGTAAGCTAGTAGCAATCGGTCAGTTAGAAGAGATAGGTATATTCTGCGGAAGCACAGCAACAGGTTCAGCCGATACAGGGAACATGCTTTCAAGGATATTATGGTCTTTTACAAAAACAGCAAATGACGAGGTATTTATAACTCGTTTCGATAGAACACAGAGAGGTTAATTATGGCTTATACAAAAACAGTTTGGGTAAACGATAGTACACCATTCATAGATGAAGACAATCTAAACGCTAATGAGCAAGGTATTTTCAACGGCAACGTTAAAGCTGGTGAAACTAAACCCACTAATGTAGTGTTGCAAGCTATCACATTAGATGATTCAAGTTACACTCAAGCACCAAATGATATTTTAGGGGTTGAGGTTTCAGACAAAATAGAAGGTGGAGCAATAACCTTAAATGTAAATGCTAATGGCGATAAACCACTTCAAGATTCAAACGGGTTAGCAATAGAATCCCTAAACGCAGGAATCCATATAATCGCTTTTAAGGCAACTTACTACGAATATGTAGGTGAGTTCAATCAAGATACATTCTTAGAACAGCTAGCCAACGGCACAACTACACCAGTAACAGTTGGCATCGAATACACTAGACCAGTTGGTGAAATATTAGTCGAGGGTAATACTTTGAATAATGCACCTAATAATGGTAATTTTATAAATGGTGTAGTCGGTTGGACTGGTGTTAACGCTGTTTTATCTGAATCACTACGAATATTAGATATAATAGGTGATGGGGGTGGCTTAAAAGCATCAGGTATACAAGATACAGGTTTACAAAGAACAGGTCAAACAATATTCGCAATGATGCGTGCAAGAACTACGAATTCTGTATCAACGGATATTAAATTAGGTGTTGGTTCAGAAGATATAATACAAACAAACCCCATTGAAAACCAATGGTATATATTAAGCGATATAGTAACTATGGTTAATGATAATGTTGATTTGTTTGTTACACTAAATCACTTTTACGTTGATGCAGGAACAGCAAACGGTAAACTTTTAGAGGTTGACGCTGATTTTGGTGTTTTCCTTATTGACATGGACGCATTAGGCATAGAATCAAACACAAAACAACAAATGCTAGATTTAATCGGCGGATATTTTGAAGGATTAACAAGCGTATTCAAGCCGTTGATAACTTCTATTGGCAAGAATATATTCAACGACATATTGGAAGTAGGAGACATTGCAACTGGTTCAGGTCTTAATGTTGCTAACCCAGCAAGAATGAGAAACGTTGGATTTGTAAAAATAGAACCAAACACACAATATATCGTCGCATCAGATGATGTTAATTTTGAGAGTATTTTTGAATATGATAGTTCACAGACTTGGATTCAAACAGTTAGTGCAGGGGTATTTACAACTACAGCTAATACTCGTTATGTGAGAGGTAGAGCATTAAGCGTGGACTTAGATTCTAGGATTCAAATAGAACGTGGTTCAGTAGCTACAGTATATGAGAAACACAAAGACGATATAATATCTACAACTAGGTCATTAACATTAGCTAGAGCAACTAACGGAACAACGTTTGATACACTAACTAGAAATGGTGGAGCATTAATCTATACCCAAAATGTAGACCACTCAACCTATTTGCCTTTAGTAACACCAATAACAAAAGAAGTTGGTAGTTCAGCATTGTTAGTATATCCAAATGGAACAATAACACAATCAAGTGAATCTAATGTATTGCCTACAACTACTTTAGGAGTAAGTAATTCAGATAGACAGCAAGCAATAATAAATAGCGAAAATATTTCGTGGATAAAAGATGATTTTGAACCGGTAAATAATGTGATTTCATATACCACAAGTATTACCTTAACACTTGCAGATGCGTTTAAGTTCATAGAAATGGATTCAGCAACGCCTGTAAACGTGACTATACCGTTAGATGCTAGCGTTGATTTCTTAATCGGAACACAGATAGATATAGTTATGTTTGATGGCGGCGACATAACAATAGTACCCACTGGCGGGATTATACTAAGGGCAGCAGAGAGTTCAACTAAATTAGAAACTCAATACAAAGTTATGACCTTAAAGAAACTAGATGTAAATGATTGGTCATTAATAGGAGCAGAAGTATGATAATTTTAGGGGTACTACAACAAGTAGCAAATAGAATATTAATAAGTAGATTGTATTCATGTGATCCTGATACAAACCAAATATATGAACATAACCCTGATACTTTAGTAGAGTTAAACAATGGGACAGCACCTAGTGGCACAGTAAGCGGTGTTGGTGGAATAGAAGGAAGGTTATATGCTTGTGATTTTTCATCAAACAGAACTGATGAAATTGATTTAGATACTTTCGCGGTACTTAATAACGTGACTTCTGCATCTACTCAACCAAGTGGAATCGGAGGAATGCAAGAAAGACTTTTCCAATGCTTTCAAAACTTTGGGCAAAATCGTGAATTGGATCCTGATACGTTACAAGTTATAAATTCAAACAATGCTATAGTAAGCACTTTAAATGGAATGGGCGGTAATCGTAACAGGCTATACCAATGTGACTTTGCAAGCGATAACATTTACGAATTAGATCCTGACTTCCTATTAGTACTTGACACTGTTCAGGCTACCACAACAAACCCAAGCGGTATAGGGGGGATATTCAAGAATTTATACTATTGTGATTCTGCAGCAGATTTACTTTTTGAAATTGATCCCGACACTATCGTGATATTAAACAGCAATAATGCACCTGCCGCAAACCCATTTGGCATAGGTGGAGTAAAATAGAAGGAGAGCAAATGAAATATTTAAAAGTAAAAGCAAAGAATTTAAGACTATTGGCAAATAGTAAAGAAGCTATGAATTGGAATATCATGGGAACTAGCAAAGAAGCTATTCTTTTAGACCGAGAGAATGATGATTTATTCAAGACAAAACAATTCCAAGAAGATGATAGTGGAAGAATGACTTCCTATTTTCCTATTGTGAATGAAGAGACAGCAAAGGTATTTATCGAATCATGTATAAGTAGAGGGTTTAATAACATACCAGAAATAATTGATGGTACTAATGACATTTCAACAACAAAAACATTATCAAAAGAATATAAAGCTAGCAAAGAAATTGAAAGGAAGGCATTATAATGGGTTCAAATATACTAAACAATGATAAAGTAACAAATGCAGTGTCAACTATAGACTACGCACACAAAGAGATACACGCTGGGGATCATTACTATTACAACAAATTAGATACAATAGGAATACAAACTGATAAGTTGGCTATAATGACACCGAACAGCCCAAAAAGGGTACACATGTTATTTGACATAGAATGTACTGGGGAGCTTAGAGTTACAATTTCAGAAGCTGGCGATAGAGTATTGGCAACAGAAGGTACTGCATTTAACAGAGATAGGGATTCAATCAAAACCAATGATGCTACTGTATTTGAAAGTGTATCAGGCGGCACTACAGACGGAACAGTGATATTTGAAATACGAAATGGAACTACTGCAACTAATGGAAGAAGTCTAACTCCTGGTAGCAGAAGAGGAAATAATGAAGTTCTATTGAAACCCAATACAGCTTATGTAATGGAGCTAGAAACATTCGCAGCTGGACATAGAACTATATTCTTAGATTGGTATGAACACGCTAGTTTGGCATGATAAAACGGATATGTGATTTAAACAAGGGGTAGTATATGAGAAAAACTGGTAAGAATATATTGGTAGCTTTACTGCTATTTGCAGGGTACATACTTAGTTATGATTTACTAGCAATAACTAATCCTAGCTTGAATAGGGGACTATATTATGTATCAATGCTAGGGTTTTGTGTGGGATTGATAATTGTATTATTTATAGTCTTAACAATACTATATAAAATAATTTCAAAGTTAGCTAAGAAGATATTTGGTTTTGAAATTAAAAGTTTAAAAGACGTTATTAGTAAATGGGATAATACAGTTGTACTAAGAGAGATTAAAGATAGCAACGATAAATCAAAGAATATACATTCTTTAGTAAAGCAAACATTAGAAAAGCAAAAAGAACATGGAGACATGCTAATTGACCACGAGATTAGGCTTCAAGTAATCGAAAGATTAAATAAAATAAGCGTTGAAAGAAAGGAGAAATAACATGGATTGGTTTTGTAAATTATTCCCATCACTATGCGATACAAACGCATCAGTAGTAAAAGGAGAAACGACTTCACTTCCACAGAAAGTATATGACGAATTCGGAGTAGAAGGAATTGAAATTTTGATTAATCATATCAATACTATGGAAAAGTAGTAATTAAATCAAGATAGTAAATAGGCACTACAAGTAATCGAAAGCTCGTGATGCTTAATCATATTTATACGATAAACAAGTAGTGCCAGTTTTTATTAAAGGAGATTAAAATGGAAAACAACGTAAAAGAAACAAAACAAAATAGATTTAAAAGTCCAGTATTTTGGGCTGGTATTGCATGCCACATATTAACAATATTGGTAGCATTTGATATTATTGATGTATCACAAATGGAGACTTTAAAAGTAGCACTTATATCTATAAGCACAGTAGTTGGTGTATTTGCAAATGGTAACAACCCAACTAACAAGAAAGGCTTTTAAAGATGGCTTCAAAAGTAAGATTTGATTATCAAGCACAAGAGAATTTCTGGAATAATGAATTCTCTTGCAGTCATTGTAAGACTACTTATAATGAGAATAGAAGCAATGTACGTCCAGAGCTTAAAATACTGGCACAGGACGTTAGAGACGTTTTAAATGCTATATATGAATTAAAGACTTGTACAGTAAGTGTTACTGGGTACAGATGCCCTGAATATAACAATGATATGTGGGTATCTCATGAAGAATTTAAAAAGACTGGAATAGGATTCCCGAACTATGTAGACAAAAACTCGAATCATATGTATGGAAGAGCCATAGATATTACAGGCAAGAAAAAAGGTATAAAACTAGACCCTGTAATGATGTCGAGAATTATTATATATTGTGCTAAACTTAGAGGATATAAAGTAACTACCTCGTATAAGTATTATTTAAAAACCTCAAGACATGTACATGTAAATTTAGCCCCTTAGCCGATAGGCTTACACATATTCATTTCAAGAGAGGACACCTTCGGGTGTTCTTTTCTCATGCACAAAATAAATAAATCTGCATAAAATAAAGTAAATGGGTAATATTATAAATAAGTATTGCATAGTATTATAAAGTATGGTATACTATAGTTGGGACAGGGAATCAGGGAAAAACGAAAAGGAGAAAGAACATGACAAACGAACAAAATAAAGATTTAAAAAAATTATTAGGAACAATGAGAGAATTAGGAATTGGAGTTACAAAGGTAGAAGCGAAAACAACAAGTTACAAGTTGACATTAAAAAATGGACTAGAAGTAAGTTATGGTCCACAATTAGAAAAATCATCAGGTATCGCATTAAACTACCAGCCAAGATATACAATGTATTTCTTAGATATATTAAACAATTTAGACTTGAGAAACAAACTAGTTAGAGAAATAGCTAAAAAATTAAACTACAACAAGTATGCAAAAGCATTTACATTGAGCAAATAAATTACAAAGCTGACCTAGCGGCTTATACGGGGAATGCACCTTGACAACACTAAATATTAAGACACCAATCGCCACTGAATATGAGCAGGACATCATATAGTTATACTTAAACTGAAAAGTAGTACTAAACTAGCTGATTGGAATATATCAATCGTTACAAGCCGACAAAGATAGTGAGTAGTACTAAATTATGAAAGAGGTAATAATATGGAAGAAGACGCACGAAAAAGATATGAAAGGCTAGAAAATAACCTAAGATATTGCAGAGCATATATTGCTATAGATAAAAAATATATTGAAGAAGCTACGAGGTCAATCAAAGAAAGTAAAAAAACTATGGCAAGAATAAAAAAGACTATGTTGGAGTTGAAGCCATTACTTAAGAAGGAGAAACAACATGAAACAAAATAGCATATGGCTAAAAACATTAGGAGTATTCACAGAAAAACAGATAGTTATTGATTCTATTATCTTTAATTTAGATCCAATGGAATTATACGACTTAGGAATGACAGCATGCGACGTTAGA